ATAGCATCACGAATGCCTAGGGCATTCGATGCTTGCATCATTGAGTCAACCGAAGAAGATACTGTAATGTTAGCCATAGTAAATTAAGGTTGAAGGCATACGAAGTGCAGTTGTTTACTCATATAGGTCTGCAATTATTACAAGTCTGCGACGACTGTCAAACCTCCATATGTAGCTCCGTAGCCTGTAGCTCCTACTGGAACGTGAATGTCTGTGGCTGAAATACTGTTAAATACATCAGAACCTAAAGTTGGAGCAGTTGTAGCTAGGCAGTTAACTGTAGCTAGGCTAGAAGCTGAGTCGAACGCATAACTCCCAATCGTAGTCACACCATTACCAATAGTTGCGCTGGTAAGACTTGTGCAGTACGTGAAAGCATAATTCCCAATCGAAGTCACGCTATTAGGAATAGTTATACTGGTAAGACTTGAGCAGGAGTTAAACGCACTATCCCCAATCGAAGTCACGCTATCAGGAATAGTTATACTGGTAAGGTTTGAAGCATAGTAAAACACATAATTTTCAATCGATGTGACACTGTCTGGAATACTGGCGCTAGTTATGCCAGAGGAGCTGAAGGCAGCATTACCAATCGATGTGACACTGTCTGGAATATTAAGGCTAGTTGAGGGACAGAAGTAAAACGCATAACTTCCAATCGATGTGACGCTGTCTGGAATACTGACGCTAGTCAGGTTTGAACAGCTATAAAACGTACTATTTCCAATCGATGTGACGCTGTCTGGAATACTGACGCTAGTCAGGTTTTGGGCGTAGTAAAACGAATAATTTCCAATCGAAGTCACATTACTTCCAATGTAAATAGAAGTGATATTGTTGTTGTCATACCCAGATGTGTTATCAATAGTCGTCAGGTTACGTGTCTGCTCTGTGCCAGATTGAATGTCCGTTGTGAAAGGGTAAGACTGCTCTATAGCAGCATCGCTCATCGGCAAATTAGCCAAGGCTATTTTCTTAGTTTCGCCAACGCTAGTATCAACAACTGGCAAGAAGTCAGTTGCTGCGTTAGCTGAAGTGAGTTCAACGAGTTGAGATATTTTTTTGTCTGCCATAGTATTAATTACACGGGAGTCATGCTGAAGTAACACAAATTTAAAAATTTAATTTTATGATCTTTTTATTTTTTTGGTGTGAAATTATTTCTGCGTTAAAATGTTTTTTTGCCATACTTATCCATTTTTCGTATCCTTCTCGCTTTACTAAATTTGCATACATTTCATCAAACTCGTATTTTTCCTTTACTTCCCTTACGTGGTTTTTAAATTCGTTTACAAGTGAAGAATGTATTGGAGCGTTTATATCTTTAAAGAAAAATTCGAAAAAACAGACTTTGCTGTTTATAGGCTTGAAGCAGGTAAACCCAACTCTCCGCCCCTTTGAATTTAAAAAAACGAAGCATAAATTAGTAGGAATGAGCAACTTCTCTAGAAATCTAGACGCCATTTCCTGTTTAGATCTTCTATTTTTCGAGACTAATGGCATTCCTGTCATTTTAATCTTTTTTTGGATTGATGCTACTCCATTAAGTACGAAATCATAATCTGAGGGTTTATATTTTCTAATCATTGAATTTTATTATTGTTTTTTTTAGTGCATTTTTTCTTATCACTGAGGGTTTAAAGACTCTCATAGTGAAGTTTTTATAGGATTCGAATCTTGACCTGGGTCCTAATGCGCTAAGGATTACATCTTTATTTGATTCTTGTTTAACTTCTTTAAAAACGTCCAATAGTAAGTATTTCATCTTGAGATCGAATCTCTTCTTCGGATTTTTGCACGCTATAAGTAAATCTAAAGCATCCGACCTAATTTTGCTTTCAGCAAAACACGCAAAACCAAAAATTTCACCATCGCATGAACCTACGTAAGTTATACTGTTCCGTATCATATTTTTTAACTCGTCCTTTAAGAAAATTGCCGCGAAAGCAGGGTTTTGTCCTTTAGTTAGATTTGAAAATGTTTCTATTTGTGCCTCTTCTTGAAATTTTAAAAAAATTTTTAAAACATCATTAGAATCTTCTTTTTTAAATTTATGATAGGAGTAATTCATGTGTAATTGTATTTATGGCTAAAGGTATTAATAATAAGGTATTTTCGGAGATATTGAATTTAGAGGCGACCTCTTTGGTAGATTTGTATGCTCTATACTACGATTACCAAAACGATTCTCAAGCTGTAATTTATTTTCATGGCGGTTCTAATGGGCTAGCCAAGCCAATTATTTTTGATGGTCAGGAATATATACCTATCCCTGTTGAGGCAGACGGATTTGAAGTATTAGGCGATCAGGGGTTACCAAGACCTAAACTTAGAATATCTAATGCTGGTTTATATGTTTCATCACTGCTTAGAAAATACGATAATTTAAATGGCGCAAAAATAATAAGAAGAAGAACTTTTATAAAATTTTTAGACGACGCCAACTTTCCAAATAATAAAAATCCTTGGGGAGAGGCAGATCCTAACGCAAAACTCGGAGACGAAAAGTTTTTCATATCTAGAAAGATGATGGAAAACAAAATGATGGCTGAGTTTGAGCTGGTTTCTAGTCTAGAATTGGAGAATGTTAATATACCTAACAGAGAAATATCGGCAAGATACTGCAATTGGGTTTATAGGGGTTATGGATGTAGATATGGCTGCAAGTCTGTTAGTTTAGCGGATGGCTTCGACAGGCCGATATCAGACATTAGGGATAACTCTTTTGTTGTGGCAACTGGAGCCAATTGGCGCTTAAATCCAGACTTATTTCCTATTAATAAAACAGCTTCAGACATACACGGATCTAATGGCGTTCTGGAAAATCAAGGGAGATGGGAAACGGGGAACAGCTCGTATTCGGTTGGGGACTATGTATATACGGTCAGCGATAGAGTTGAGAACTCTCAAGGATTTACCGCAAATTATTTTCAAAATCATCCGATATACTTTGTTTGCAAATCTGGTCATACGCCGACCTCCAATGCCTTCAAGCCAAATATTAGATCTGATCTTTGGGTTAAAGATGAATGTTCTAAGAAAATCTCTGCCTGTAAAATGAGATACGATAATGAAGATTTTGAGGGCGAGGATGGAATAAACACTAATAAGACGTTACCTTTTGGCGGATTTCCTGGAACTGACAACTTTAGTTACTAATGATTTCAAAAAAAATACAAAAAACAGCTTTTAGAAAACAAAATGAAGAAGTTTGTGGCTTTATTTGTTTTGACGATGGTGAATTCAATGTTGTAGAAGTTGAAAATATGGCTGAAGACAAAAGCTCCGAGTTCTATATTTCTGCTAAAAGTTTTTTATATGTTAAGCAAAACAATACTTTAGTAGCAGTTTTTCACTCCCACCCCAGCGGCGACGAACAATTAAGTAAGTACGACAAAACTTGTGCGGAAGCTACGTGCATACCGTTCGTGGTATTTTCAAATAAAACTAGGAAGTTCTCCGTTTATGAGCCAGAATTTTTGGATGCGGATAAGGACTTGGTCGAAAAAATGAAAGAAGAGTTATGTTAATCAAATTACATGGAATCATAGCCAGGGAGTTTAAGGAAGAGTTATATGTACCTTCTAAGATTGACGAATCTTTTTTGTTCGATATTTTAAATATAAACTTTAATGGTTTTAAATTGTTTATACAGCGCCAAGCTCAATGCGGCACATTTTACCAATCCGTAAAGGTGGGTGAGGATTACCACATTGTTCCTGTTATTTGTGGAAATATTGGTGTGGTTGCGGGTTTTCTTATTAACCTTGGTGGTCAACTAGCTAGTTCCTTTGTAGGAAATTTTGTTACGTCTACTGTGACGCAAGGAATCATGGGTATGTTAAACCCCGTCGAAGATCAGTCGGTCGGAGCAAAGAGTGCGGTAGTTTTGCAAAGCACTAGATTCTCAGGCCTTGAAAACAAAGAGCGACAAGGGTCAAAGATTCCAGTTGGCTATGGGCGACTAAGGATAGGTAGTAAATTGATTATGCAACATAAACAACCTATAAACTGGTCTCAATTTAGAGAAGTAGAAAATGTACTGAATTTTTCAAGAGAAAGTTTTGATTACTTAAACCCCTCAATATAATGAAGACAAAAATAATACTACACGGAAAATTAGCAAAACAATTTGGCAAAAGCTTTGAATTTTATAATATACAAAGTTTAAAAAATGCAGTTTCAGCCATGAATATTATAAACCCAAAATTCAAGTCTCATCTAGTCAGGGAATCTCAGCGGGGGATAAATTATCAAATATTAGTGGATGAAAAAATCATAAAAAATGTAAATAATTTTACAGATATAAGGCCCGAATCTAAAATACATTTTGTTCCTTGTATTTTGGGAGCCGACCCAGTGAGTCTTATAGTTAGTTTGGTAGTAAATCTGGTTGTCGCGGGAATACAGTATTTACTATTTCCACAAGAAGCTTTGAACGAAAGGAGAATAGAAGCTTCTATAAAAGGAGAAAGTTATATGTTTTCTTCTCCAGATAATTTAGCAAGGCAGGGGCAAGCGCTGCCACTAGGTTATGGTAGGTTAAGAATTGGATCTCAAATCGTTAGCTCATCTGTAATAAATAAAGACTTATCGAATAATGATTTCGATAATAGTGATTTTGGTTATTCCGATAATATTAAAAATCAAATTTCTGAGTTTTTAAATTTAAGTTTATTAAAAAACGAATATATGTAATATGAGAGTATTTAAGAATAGGCTTTTAAAATCCTTTAAGGGTAAGGGTGGGAGTAAAGATGATGCAGATGTAAACTACTCCTTACTTAATCAGCCAGAGGGAAACATATTGAGGAGTACAGATTTTTTGAGTAGTTTAGATCTATTATGTGAAGGCGAAATAGGGGGTTTCGTTAACCCAGCTGGACATTTTGTAGAGGGAATTGATGTTCTTCAGGCTGTTTATTTGGATGATGTGCCTGTGTTGGAGCTTCAGTAGTGTAACGAAAAACAGCTATGTGTAGTCAAATTAGATCTGGTTATAACTTCCCAAACGTATCCGTTAATTATAGATACGGTCTGGAAGAAAGCGCTCCTATTCCCGACTTTTCTCAACCCGTAAACCAAAAGCAAATTGATTTTACTTTAATGGGTAAGACCCTTAATGGATACGATTTCGGAAGCACCAGAACTGTTGTGGAGCCTCTTTTTGAGGAGTTCGAGCAAATAGAACTTATAAACTCTGGAATTTATAGCGGGTTTGACACAAGCACAACTAGCTATGTGCAAACGACTAATATTCTAAGATTAACTGGGCTAAATGTAATAAACATTGGGGACGGATATACGACAGGCGATCACCCACTTGAATTAACTTTTTCTAATTTAGACGATCCGCGAGTAAGCGGGGGAAATGGTCAGATATACGATCAGCCTATATTGGACATTGTGACGGTTGATGGAGGGGGCTTGGGGAGCTTTTCTATAATAGACGGAGGACGCTTCCAAGGCTCATACATAGTAAACGCTTATAGCGGATCTGAGATTGATTTTAGTAGAACGGGAACTGGTTTCTTTGGTACTCAATTAAGTACTCCACCTGGCGGTTGGGATTATAATACAGGGGTTTATACGGGAACGGGAACTTTAATATATAATGAAACTATCGATAGTGTCGATATGGGGCAAATTACAGGCACTGGCTCATTTTCTGGAAATGTATTTGATGCAGGCGGAGGAAATAATGTATTTAACGGTATATTCACCTCAGCCTCCGCTTCGATCGGGGTCGCATTTAATACAGTTGACGACGATGAATTTATTTTTAACGAAACTGGTGTTTTATTTAACACTGGCTCTCTATTTTTTGCAGAAACGGGGGTAGAACCCACTTATACTGTAAACTCATCTAATCCAGCTAATATAGAAAACCAAGACGACATAAGGGCTGGGACAAATTACTCTAATTGGAATTCATTATTAGAAGACCCAATTGATAGGCAAGCCTACACTCATGTCGTAAGAGACTCAGATGTGGATTCGGTTAGCTCTATACTAAATATTAAAAGACTCAATGACACGTTGCATAAAGCCGAGCAAGAAATAAAGGTAACTGAAAAGCCTGGGCTTTTTGGCGGAGACTTAAAAGTGGACGCTGCTTTCAGAATAGGTAACCCAACGGACTCTTTTGTAACTATAAAATATGAATGGGGTTTCTTGGGTACTGATTTTTTTAGCGTGGGAAGCTCTACTTATAGTGGGCAGACGATAGGGGGATATTTGGTAAAAGGACCCAATTTATTTTTTGGTTCTTGGAAATCCTTGCAAGCGTCCGATCCTAAATATTCTGATTTGACTATCGCTCAACTGAAATCCAGCTTCCCAAAATACATAAGAGTCTCTAAAGATATGTATGAAGTGGGGTCATCTCTTATCTCGAGGGATGTAATTTTAGATTCAATAAACGAGCAGTTTAACACGACATATAGCTATCCAAGTTCTGCCCTCGTTGCGACAAAACTAAACTCTACATATTTCGATAACATTCCTACTCGAACATATGACGCAAAACTTAAAAAGGTTTGGGTTCCTGAGACTTACAACATAGAACATTTTGTAGAGGACAAAAGATTTAGAAAATCTGAAATTAATCCAAATCCTCAAGTTGGAGTCTTCAATCCTACTCGTGTTTATAATCGGTTCTCGAAAAGACCTTCTGGAGAAAATGATTTGTTTGGTGATACCATTGCGATCAATAAAGGGACGTTGTTTATTTGCGATCCAGATTGGGGGCAAGGCAGTAGTGTTAGTTATGCGTTTAATAATTATGGACAAATTTTTGTTTACAAAAATATGGGCAGAGATTTGAACCATGGCAGCTCTAATGACTTTCAAATGATTCGGGACGGTATACCGCGAAACTCAGCCTTAAATTCGATATCTAGCGGGTACACATTTTCATTGCCAGATTTTGACATAACATCTGGAAATAGCGAAGGACCGTTTGGACTTAATTATCTTCAAAGCTCCTCAAGGATTCTGTTTACTACGACCATCGCATTAATTGGTTTTATAAAACTATCCTCTGGATACGCTGGCTTCCCGATGTCCGCGACTCACTCCCTGTTCTTGAGGGTGAGCCCTAAAAAATCAGCCATTTTGAGGGCATCTGTTTCTCATCAAGAGGCGCCTTATGGAGAATACAGGGCGTTAATGAATCAGGTCGCAGGCGTTGTAATAGGCACTGTCACAAGCCCCAATCAAGCAACGCCCACTACGGTTCTTAGAGTCGTAAACTATAATGGAATAAATTCGGATCTTGACGAAACTGGCGTATACAACTCTAGTGAAACAGACTACATTTGGGTAAAATTCTTTTCGGCTCAAATAAGGCAGATAGTAATTAAACGGATTGTAACTCCTTACGGTGTAATCGAATATGCGTATTTAGGGGGAAGTATAGCGCCTGTTTACAGTTCTCTTGGAGGTCACCCATACCGAATTACAATGAATTCGGTCACTCTTACAGACCAAACCATGAAGGATTATTTTTTTCCTTTTGAGCCTCAGGTTTCCGAAACTCAAGGTGAGTATTTAATTCATAGTGTTGTAAAAAATGAAAACGCGACGTTAGCGCAATCGCAGGATGCACTATTAATTTTTAAATTACGCGACAATGGATTTTGGTACCCATTACAAGATATACGAAAATTTAATTCTGGAGGGTCTGATGAGGAGCCTATTTCAGTATCTTTTTTCCCGTCTGAAAATAGATTTGTAGTAATTTGGAATAACATCTCAGAAATAGAAATATACGCACTAA